GTGAAGCAGGCGTGGACGTTCCTGTATATCTCATGCCGCTTGGGGGTAGGTCGGAAGAATACACTCTCAACGTACAAGAGGTGGCGAACCTCTGTATGGAACGAGGGTGGAGGTTCTCGCCTAGACTGCACATCAGCTTATTCGGAAATGCCTGGGGAACTTAAAGAAAACTTGGATAGTATTCCTAAAGGCATCAAAAGCGAAGAGGAATACCAAAAGATAAGGAAACTAATATGAAACAATGGCTAAAGAAGATTACAGGTATTGAAGCAGAAGAAAAGCGTATTGCTGAAGAAAAAGCAGCACTAGAAGCTGAATCTGATAAAAAGCTCAAGGTACGTGATCCTAAAGCATATGCTACTAAAAAAGGTGAACCTTGGGTAAATGTACTTGATATGAAAGTCAATGAAGATAATATTCGCAACGGGTTTTTTGAACTAGATTGGAATGATTACTTTATTGAAGAACTGTTAACAGCAGGTTATGGTAGCGAAGGCGATGAGCCAGAACAAATTGTAGATCGCTGGTTCAAAGACATTGTTTTTAACATGTTACAAGAAGAAGGACTTGACACATCACGAAATGCCGGTTATATTAATGTAGTACCAATAGACAAAGGCAAAAGTGAAGTATCATGACTTATATTCTAATTGACACTGCTAACACATTTTTCCGTGCTCGTCATGTTGTACGTGGCGACATAGATACAAAAGTTGGCATGGCAATGCACATCACCCTTAACAGTATTAAGAAAGCGTGGCAGGACTTTAATGGTTCACATGTTGTATTCTGCTTAGAAGGACGTAGCTGGCGCAAGGACTATTATGAGCCGTACAAGCGCAATCGCAAAGAAGCACGTGATGCACTTTCTCCACGTGAAGCAGAAGAAGATAAAGTGTTTTGGGAAATCTTTGATGAGTTTAAAGAGTTTGTTACAGACAAGACTAACTGCACTGTACTACACAATCCTGTACTAGAAGCAGATGACTTGATTGCAGGTTGGATACAAAATCATCCTAATGACGATCATGTTATTATTAGTACAGACGGTGACTTTGCACAGTTGATTGCACCCAATGTGCGTCAATATAACGGGGTAAGTAATACTACTATTACCCATGAAGGATATTTTGATGACAAAGGCAAGCCCGTGTGCGATAAGAAGACAGGAGAGCCGAAGCCTGCTCCTGAACCCGAATATATGCTTTTTGAGAAGTGTATGCGTGGTGACACTAGCGACAATGTTTTTAGTGCCTACCCTGGTGTGCGCAAGAAAGGCACAAAGAACAAAGTAGGATTGTTAGAAGCATTTGCTGATAAAGATAACAAAGGCTACAACTGGAATAACATGATGCTACAACGTTGGGTAGACCACGAAGGTGCAGAGCATCGTGTGCTCGATGATTACACACGCAATGTTACACTGTGTGATTTGACTGCACAACCTGATCATATTAGACAAGAAATAAATAACACTATCCAATCAGCAGACAGCAAGAATGTATCACAAGTTGGTATGAGACTTATGAAGTTTTGTGCCCGTTGGGATCTTCAGCGTATTGCAGATAATGCAGCAAGTTTTGCTGAACCATTACAAGCGAGGTATAAATGACAATTACAGCTAAACCAGTTTTAGAAGACAAGTTTTGGATTGTAGAACAAGAAGGTGTGCGTATTGGTACACTAAGTAAAAATGACGAAGGATTTGTTATTAATAGTAAAGGCAAGATAGACATTTACAAAAACGAAAATCAACTTAAAAAAACTTTTGGTAAGAACTTTTTAGTTGCAAATATTAAAAATGTAGATGGTGTTCACACAAAAGACGTACATGGATATCCTACTAGAACTATTCCTTATAATAGTATGTACGATATTCAACGTAAACTGCCATTATTCACTAAAAGTGAAAAATCTAAAAGTGTTTATTGTGCAGGATACTATCTGATCAAGTTCAATGTAAATTGGCTTAAAAGTTATTGTCCTAAACTAATCACAGTTGAACGTAACGAATACATGGGTCCATACAAAACAGAACTAGAAATGAAATTGGCTTTAAGCAATGTCAACCGAACCAATTAATACAATGCCTATACAGCAACTAATACAAATGGTAAAAGTTGCTGAACAAAGTAGGGCTAAAGAAGTAAGATTAGATATAACTCAAGCAAAAACTCTAGCCTTTACACTAGGAGAAGTAATGGCTAGATTGCACGGCGATTTAGAAAAAATATTAGACGAAAAGATAGATAAACTCAATCAAGACCAAACTATTGAGATTAATATGGATTCAGGTGGCTGGTAAAAAAGATAAATATATGCGTAGTTTATATTAAAGGAAACGCATATGAGTAGACCTAAGCCTACAGTAAAACTTGAGTTTACAAATAAAGTTACATACAAATGTGAGCAAGTATTAGATGCAGAAGCTATCTGGGCTGTCTTCTACCAAGATAAACCTTTTAATTTAAAAAGCAGTAATAGTTTAACTGGCTATCCTGGACCAAAGTATAAAAAAACAAGTTTTAGCAATCCAGGACATGCCCATAACTTGGCAAAAAAATTAAACGATATGTTTAACACAGATGAGTTTGCTGTTTATAAATTAACAGCAGGCGAAAAGTTAGAATGAATAAGGTTACATACACCAAACTTTTTTTAAAAGAATTAGGTAAAAGTTACAATGATCTTAGTGTAAAAGAATATATGCCATTATGGTGGTACAATACTAGGCAAAAAGATGTAGGTGGTTTAAGGTTAACAGATGATGGTTTTGATGTTATAAACAAAATCGAACTACAAACATATGACATTCCGTATCCACGTGATATGCCTATGACAACACAAGTAATTATATTTTTAGACAAGTTCATTGATTGTCCATACTACTTAACAAATAGAAGCATTACAGTTACAAATGAACGCAAAGCAGTTGAACTAGGTTTGTTTAGCGGAGACTTGCGCAAATACGGTTTAACCAAAGCAATGTCAAGGTCAAAGAAGGATGAGGATTGATTTACACGGATATCACATTCACACTGCTTGGCAACACTTTAACAGTAGAATAACCGAGGCATATTTTGCTGGACACAAAAAATGTATTGTAATTACAGGGCAAGGTGCTATGATGCGTGAGTTTGAAACTTGGGCAAGAAACCACCCACGCATTAGAGAATGCAAACAAACACCAAATAATCCTGGAAGTTTTTCTATAAAATTAAAGAAAAAAGGTTGACCTTTAATGCTAGTTGCGCTATATTATATGTATAGGGCAACAAGACAAAGAGGGTTACAACATGTCTTACACATATGAAGATAACATTATTTCAGATCTACACAAAGACGCATATGGCTTTCGTCCATCACAGCGTTTCTTTGACGATTGGGCTGAATATACACCTGCCGAAAAGCAAGAAACTTGGGACAGTTTAGTTGCGACTATGGAGTATAACCAAAAGGAAGAGGAGCGTATCGAAGCTGCTAACCTTGTAGAGTTCCGCAAGCAGGTAGCTGCTACTATGAAGTTCTGCGATTGCAACTGGAAAAAAGCAGTTGAATTCCTTGCTGATGCAGAAGGTGATGATATAAACTGTGATCAAGACTTTGATTATTTCCTTTGGAAGCAAGGCATTGGTTACAACGACCGTGCTAAAATACGTAATCTATTTAAGGAGTCATAATTATGATGAATGTTCAATGTCCAAAGTGTTTTTTAGATAAACCTATTGGAGCAAAAGTATGTCCAAATTGCGTTCAACCAGTATCTAATAAAGAAGTGGTGACAGGTGAATTTTGGAGTATTTTTTGGACTTGTGTTATTTTCTATGTAATTTTTAAATTAATTACTTGACAACGAAAACTAGATACGCTAATATAAGACATAGGCACTGATTTAGAAAGGAATACAAATGTCAGACGTTATTCGTACACTATCTCCTAACAAAGCAAAAAACGCACTGCGTCACGCTATGAAGAAAAAGCGTCCTGTGTTTTTGTGGGGTCCTCCAGGTATCGGTAAATCCGATATCGTAGCGCAGGTTACAGATGAGTTTTCTAACTCACATCTAATTGATATTCGGTTGAGTCTTTGGGATCCAACTGATATTAAAGGCATTCCAT